AAGTGGAATAACTTCACACTACCTTTAGTATGAGTTTTACCACTGTGCAAAGTGCCATCAGCCATCTTGTGTGAATTACCTGTAAACAAAGTTCCATTTCTTTTGTAGTGTTTAGCGTTTTCCATATTACCTGTCCTCCCGGTTATCGCGGTTAGCTTCGTCCCTATCTCGTTCCGATTCGGCTCTAGCCTTCATGGTATCTAGCATAACCTTAGCCTCGGCCACGTCATTCTTAGCTTCAGACTGCTGGTTCTGCGAAGCTATTCGGTTGGCTTCCAACACTGCTGTAGAGTTTGCTTTTTCCTTGTCTAAATCTAAACGTGCTTGGTCAATAGCAACATCTGCCGCATCTTTCAAAGATTTACGTTCTTGCTCTTCCCCTTTCAAACGAAGTTCTTCTTGGCGCATTTGCATAATTGGATCTTGAGCTTGTTCCTCGGCTTGCTCTTGAGCCTGTTGTTGCGTATGCGCTTGCGTAAGTTGGATAGCCGCCGTTGCCTGCAACTGAGCAAGTTGTATTTCTGTTTCTTCTGAAAGTTCCTCATTAGGTGGCGGTAGTGGAGCCCCTATGCGTTCCTCTATCTGTCTTCGGTATAGGAAGGCTGTATGCTCTGCTATGTGGGCTTGTAACTCCCCCATAATTTGATTGGCTAAAGGATTCTGCCCAATAGTTTGAGCAATCATTGGGTCTTGTATAAAAGCCTGGTGAGCGGAAATATGAGCCTGATGATCTTGATACATAAAAGCTTTTATTGGTGAGCTAGTAAGCGCATCCATATTCTCGCTAACGGGATCAACCGGAGTCATATCGTCATCAGTAGGTACAAGTTTGTCCGCGTTCTTAATTCCTATGACCTCAATCATCTGGCGATGAAGTTGTGGTAGGTCATATATCTGTGGGGCAGCCTGTGCCATTTGCATAACAGTTTGATACTGCACAACGCGCTGTGCCATCGTACTGCTATTAGGATCACTGACAGGAATTACTTCCACCGTGGCATAGTCGTCTTGTCGAGCACGAGGTTCCCCACGATCAGGCATGTACATATATTCTACGGGTGCATACTCAGACATAATCGCCCGAAGCAACTTAAACTCCTGCTTCATGGCGTAGTGAACACGGGATTGCACCGCTGCCATTGGCTTTAAAGTACGCTCAAGTAGAGCTAATGTGGTGCCGACAGGTGCATTTGCACTCATATCGGAGATGTTCATGTCTGATATAGCGCCTAATCTACGGCCTTCTTCAGTAATTTTGTCCAATAGAGCCAATAGTGTCTGACTAGGCTCTTTATAGGGTAGGGGCAGGATATTGTCCCGTATTGAGCCGCTAGGCACGTCAACATCACGAAATTCACCTGGTCCAATGGGAGTATCGTCTCCTTTTACCCGTAATCCGCGTGATTTTAGGCCACCCGGTAGGTTAGAAAGCGTACCCGCGTCAACTAATTGACGAATAATGGAGGTTCCTGCGCGTGCATAGCCCCCAATAATGTGAATTAAACCAAGACCATAGAAACCAAAACCTGGAACATAGACATAATGGACAAAATGTTGACGCTTTAGCTTCAACGGATCGTCAGGATTCCAATTTCTACGCACTGCCAGCACTGTCCCTGTGCCTTGCTCTATAGTCACTACATAAGGTAGGGCTATTTGTAGTTCTTCGCCCTCCTTTCTGTCCTCTCCACGAGCTAGTCCCATGCCACGAGGACGTTCTCGCTCTGGCTGGTCTATCTCATCAAGGACTAAATCGGCGTGAACCTCGTATAAGGTATAGCGGTTGTCATCATTTATAGAAAAACCACTCTCCCTAGCCTTCTGCTCTTCGATATCCGTAGTAAAGCTAACCGGTTCACCTAACTCTACGTTCCTGTAGAACCCTGCGTCTTGGAGTTTAGTCACATCGTTCTTAGTTTTACGCATAATGTGCGTAACACGCTCTGCGGTTTCTAAGTTAGATGCCCCGTAAGGTACAACCATGTCCTCGGCAGGTATGTATAAGGCTACCTGACGGCCTAAATTGGGGTCAAAGTAAACTTTTTTGAAAGCTGAACCGGCTAATCCTAGGCTATAGAGCATACGCTCGTGCTCTGGCCTGTACTCAGACATCACGTCCGTTAGCTCATAGTTCATGTCTGTTTGAACACGCAGGGCTGCGTCTTCTTTTTCGCGAGTTATCTGGCCTAAAATTTTGGTCTTAACGGGACCGCCAGCAGGAAAAGTCTCGCTCATAGCTTCCGCTTGGAAACGAATTGCTGCTTCTGCTAATACTGTACTGTAAACACCACAGGCGTTTTCCCAAGGCTCAGTTCGATTCTCGTAATTAAATCCAAGGACTTGCATCCCCGTAACATACGTGTCCGTCCATTCTTTACGGCTCTGAGTGTCTGTTTCTACTTCAGCTACTAATTCGGTAGATAGTTCAGTAAGCTGACCATCATCCATATACTCAGCTAAATTAGCGTCGAAAGGCGCGTTCTCAATATCATCATCTACTCGATCTGATATTAAAGTTATCTCTACACTACCGTCCTCTAACATGTTTATATCAGGGGCTTCGATTTCTATCTGTAGGGCTTCTTCTATATCAACCCCGTCTATGCCTTCTGGCATACTGTATAAACTTCGCTCGATTGCCATTAGTCTTCCTCTGCTAGTTCCTCTTGACCCCATTTCGATAGTGGGCACCAGGAATCCAATAACCAAACTTTAGCGGGCATAAAACACCCACACTCTTTACATATTTGTACTGGCTTAATAAGCCGTGGACACTCCGCACAGATAGCCAAACGCTTGGCTACTATAGCCTGCCGTCCTGAAAGTGTTGTACCTTCAACATCAATCACTAGTAAAACCCCCCTTTTCTACGGCGAGAATACAATTGATCTTCAGTCTCATCAGACGGTAATCTTACAAAGCCCCCACGCCTAAAGCGCATTAAAGCCATAGAGGTAGAGTCTACGTAGTCATCATGCTCTCCAGCTGGAAAACTGGCAACCTCGTCAACCACTTCCTCTGCCCAACTGGTATTTGGAACCCACACCATACCAGAAGCAAATAAGTCTGATACCGCATTTAATCTAGCTATCTTGTCATTACCTTTAGTAGGAGTAAACTCCTGCACCGGTATTCCCATAGCCCGCATCTCATATATCAATGGTGCGCCCGATGCCTTCTTCTCAATAATTATAGAGTCCGGTTGCCATTCCTTGTACTCTTCAATAGCAACTTGTTTAAGCCTGGGGAACTCCATCCGCTCCCTGTAAGCATTCAATAGAATGATGTTTGCTTGTGTAACCCCAGCCTCATCTGAATGATAGAACACACCCCATGTGGTAAGCGCCGAGTAGTCGGCCCTTTGCGTTTTTTCAAACGCCGTGTCCCATGACATCAAGACAAAGTCACAAGGGGGCGGCTCTTCCCCTTCCCAAGTCTTCCACCATTCCCGCTTAACAATAGCCGAAGCTTCTGCCGTAGGATTCTGCTGGTACTGCGCCATCCACTTGCTACTAGGCAGTTCTTCTTTTAATGCTGATAGCTCTTCTGGCGGCCAAAACTCAGGCCACAAGGGCTTACCCGACGGCATAATTGCAGGAAATTCTATAACTTCCCACTCTTCTCCGCCTCGTTGGGCGGCAGACTTCAATACTTGTGCGGTCAAATCTCGCTGGGACCACCGCGTCATTACAATGACGATAGCTCCGCCGGGCTGTAATCTTTGCCGTGGCCCTGATGTGTACCACTCGTAAGTCTTGTCGTATATCTCTGGGCTTGTTTCTGCCAGAGCTGCCTCTTGTTCCGAGTGCGGGTCATCAATAATCAGCAAATCCGCGCCCTTACCAGTAACCGCACCGCCTACACCAATAGCGAAATAGTCCCCGCCCTTGCTGGTGTTCCAGCGTCCTGCTGCTTTAGAGTCACTCTGTAACCCCAGCCCAGGGAATATCTTAGTGTATATGTCCTTGTCCACAAGGTTGCGAACCTTACGACCAAACCCCACCGCTAACTCCGCTGTGTGAGAAGTCTGAATAACCTTCTTATGTGGGTACTTGCCCAAAAACCAAGCAGGTAACAAGTAAGAAGCAAACTCAGACTTAGTATGCCGTGGAGGCATGTTTATAATTAATCTTTTACAATCCCCATTGGCTACCCTTTCAAATGCCGAAGCCATACGACCATGATGCCTACCCGCTATAAACGTAGGCCACACTTCTTCTACAAAGGGCATGAATCTTTCTTGTATTAAATCTCGTTTCTTAAGTTCTTCTAAGTGATCCAGTTCCGCCAGTAACTTCGTTTGCTCAGCTTGAGAAAGCATAGGCAAAATACTGGGTATGTCTTTTAAGTTTATATCCCCTACTGAATTACGTAGTGGCATCGACAACCGCCAGGTCAGTATCTGACTCAGTAAACACACCCAACTCTTCGTCCAAGTCTACATTCAAAGGAACCTCGTCAATCAAACTAGCGTTGAGCAACCGTTTAACCCGCTCCTTTATTGCCTCTTCTAATTCCGCTGGGTTCTGATATTTAATTGTTAGCTCACTGCGTTCTGTGAATATCCCAATGTCGCTGTGCTTACCTAGTAACTCCAAAGCCTTTAGCTCATACCGTGTATCACCACAATCGGCTATCTCCATTAACTTATTAGTTATAGCACCACGCGCTTGAGCAGCATCAAAAGCTAATTGCTGACCGTAAGTGCGTAGAAAGGAAGCTGCCGCATACGCGGTAGTAGGGGATTTTAAGTTGGAAACCTTGCGATTCTTAGTGACAGCGTCCAATAAAGCCTTCTCGTTCGCCTCATCTTTAGCTGTTACTTCTAAAGGAGCGCCCAAAGCAACTTGAACTTCTGCCGTGTTCCCCGCAACAGCCAATTCGTCCAACAGCGTAGTCGGCGTTTCGTCCGTTAAAT